CTTCTTTTAAAAGTTCAGTATCCATTAGGGATACAAAATAATTTAGATAAGATACAGATGTATATCTATCTTTTCTAGCGCCATCTGGCTCTTCGAGCTTTACAAGCCCGTTTTGTAGAACCATTTCTAGGGCAATGCATTCGTTTATCATAAGACTAGTTTGCACATGAGATTGGAGCAGATAAGCCCTAATCCCCGTATCATCTTGGTCTAAAATGTCTTTATTTCCAGACTTTATTAAGAATTCTTCTTCGGTATTATCATCTACGAGAAAAGTTACTAGTTTCTTTTTTAGTCTTTCTCTAAATTTAACCGCAATTAATGAATTCAACTGCGAAGAAGCATGAATCGGGAATATACAGGCTCTAGCACTTTTACCTTTTGTCCTGTTGTATAAATCATCATACATATCCTGTTTGATATCGGGATGGTTCATAACCGTATAGGCTTCGTATTCTATTCCTCTTGCTTCGTCTTTTGTTACAGACGAAAGCTCATCAAAGATGGATATACCCGCATTGGCAATATCCAATACAAGTACATCGGCTTCGAACTCTTTAAAAATTTGTTTTATTCTTAATCCTTGGTCATCCGTTCTTTTCCCGTGATGGGATTCCATATAAGTTATTTCTGCTTGCCATCCTTTGCGAGAAGGGAAAAGCCTGCCACAAGAGATAATGGTATTATCTGTTGTTCTTCCGCCTTTCATGGCTACGTCAACAGAAACAATACGAAATTCGTCTGGCATTTTTGTTATATCATAAGGATTTTTCTTCCCGTTTATAATCATTTCTTCTGTAATTGGTCTCCACCCTCTTTTTAANNTTTTACAACTCTATTGAAAAGATTCAATTTATAAAAAGCAGTTGAAGAAGACCCATAGGGTATGTTCCCATACTCCATTAAGAATGCAATAGCGTCCATATCTCTTTTTTCTTTAATCATCTGCTTCTTGGTTTTTATGCCGTGTTTAAAAAGAATTAGATAATCTAGGAAGATAGCCTTAATATCAGGGTCACCATTTGCGATTTGTTTTAAAAATCGCTTTATTTCAGGATACCATTCTGTACTCTTATAGTGAGCGCTTGTAATAATGATTTCTTGTGGCTCTTCACGAAGTTCTTCTATTTCAGAATATTTCGGATTTTTCATATAAGGGGCTTGACGACTAATTAAGAACGGTCTGATAATAGAATCAATTATTTCATTTGGAATTAGCCTTCTCTCTTCAAGGACGGTAACGTTTGAGCGGTGCATTTTGTTATCTGCGAAGCTTTTTATCCTCGCACTCTTATGATTTTTTTCTCATAAGTTCAGCATATCTTTTTACCCCCGGGGGGTAGGCGCACTCTTGGAGATTTTATATTCTTGTATATATACAAGTTTCAAATTTTATTACTTCTTGAAATTTAATGATTTAATTTATATTTCATACATTCTATTTTGGAAACATATGGATTTACTATTGATAAAAAACTTTCTGTATTTCTGGCTGGTATATAAAGTCTCAAATGGTCTCTGTCTTTATGAAGGGATGTTTCAAAATTATAGACTTCGTTAAAATATCCTTGTATATTAAGTTGACTTTTATAATCAAAACCCTGAATGTGCAAAAATATACACTTTGTTTTATTTCTACCATCTTTGTGTTTTCGAATTGATAGAGTTCCATCATCCATAAACCATATAGAAATTCCCAATGGAGTTAACTGATTTAATATGTCTGATGAAACAGTCTTTTTTTTGTTTTCATACATTTCTTTATATATGTTTGTTATAAAAGTATGTGAGCCAAGAATACTGTGATACATTTTATATGTCTTGTCAATATTTCCTTCAAAAACAGCTTTTCCAGAAAACCTAGAATTTACTTCTTTTGTCCAATAGTTTTTGTGCAAATTTTCTTTTAGTGTCTCCATTTTCCAAATCATATAATTATATTGTTTCGGGTTATGGGTACAACCAATGTTATAATTTACAGCATTTTTTCCCAATCGTAAATACCCGTCTCCGAGCAACATTCCAATTATAAAGCTTTTTAAATCTTCTTTTGATAAAATCATTTTAAATTTCTCCTTTGCCCAAAGAGCAAATATAATAAAAAAGTAATAACTCTATGCGTTGCGTGTGACTATTTTTTTAATAATAGCCTTCCACTCGGATTAGCGTATCAGCTTTCCCGATTTCTTGCGCCATTTTAAATAAGTATTACTACTTATTGAAGCCAAATAAATATTTGTAATTTTGATATTTTTTGTATTTTCTGTCTAAATAGACATTTGCGTTATCATACATTTTTGATAAGAATATTCTTGTAGATTCTTTTCCTGTTATTCCGCAACCCTCTCCATCTTTATACGTTTTTATATTAAATCTATTTAGGAAGTTTTGAAAACCTTCTATAAATACGGGAGAACTACAAGCAATTTTGCATCTTAATTGGTTTGAACGTTTGTCGTAATAAATACTCCCATCACCATCAAAGAACCCTCTAATATAACTCCAAGTAAGACTATCATCTTTTAAATCTTGAAACTGTATAATTAAGGATTTTCTTGGGCATATCCCCAAAGAATTCAAATCAAGAACAAGGGGTTTACTATATACAGTAATTTCGCACAGCTCTGATTGCCCCGTATATTTTCCTTTTATGTATCTCGGATTCCTTGTTCTATATTTAATAAACATATTTCCTTGGAGATGCTTATTGAATTTCTTTAAATGCTCGTAGTCGTCTTTTTTTAATTCTATTGAAACTTCTTTACTGTTCTGCGAAACATATCCGTCTGCCGATATAAAGCCAAGCCAGTATGCCGAAAATTCAGTTAAGGGAGGCTTGAAAAAATTAATATTAAGATTATGTTTTTTTTCTCTATTTATCCCAAGCTTATGAGCTTTATTTTCAACCGAAGATTGTGTTCTTTTTAAAAAATTGCCTATTTCTCTATAAGACATTTTTGCATAATTATTTTTTAAAAAATCTATTTCTTTAACTCCCCATTCTTTTTGCATTTTATACGTTCCTCCATTTGGATTTATTTGTATAAACTTTTATTGCTACAAATATTTATTACTTAACCTCTTCCGCCTTCACCTGAAACAACAACATTTATTTTACTACCGTTATAAAAGGTCATTTCCCATTTATTCTGGTTTGTTACAATGTTTGATGTTTCTCTGGCGATATTTGGATATTCATTCATAAGCTGTAAACATTTTTCAGAAATAATCAAACCCGCCTGTGCTTTTGTAGAAGAAGCAAGCGCTATTGTTGTCCCGGGGTATAAAATACACCTCGCTATTGCATATACGCCAATCAACCAGCTTTTAGCGGACGCACGTGAGGCGATTCCGACAAACTCGGTTGAGCGAGCTATGAGATTTATCCAAAATCTCTGGTATGGATAAAGTGCTATTCCGAGATAATGCTCTACGAAATAACTCGGGTTTTTTCTATAAAAAGTTACCCAAGATTTTATCCGTTCTCGCTTTTGTTTGCTCATTTCTTTATCAGTGAGCATTTTTATTGGTTCGTTCATTTTTTGGTAAGGTTTCATCTTAGACAAAAAAGGAACGGGACTTCTTTTAATCTTTTTTGCCATAATTATTCCTCTTCGTTTTTGAAGATATCGACCTCCTCTAGTTCTTTGTCTGTCAAAGCATAATCAGCATCTTCGCTGTCTTCTTCGTCAATGTTAAAATCTTTACTGCCTAATATGAAATTCTTTAGGGGTCTTACAATATATTTTTGGAAATATTCCTCAACATTTCCAACATCCCGATACATGTCCCCCCTCGGGTCGCTAGAGAGCCATTCGGCAGGTTCATAGCGTTCCAAATCTTGAATCCATAATCCAAAGGATTCTGTTTCTTTTCCAGTACCCGCTTTTTTAGCGGCATCGGGAGCAATTGCTAGACTTCCCATAACTTCACGGAGTTCTTTTACAAGTTTTTCTGTTGAATCTCCTGCGGCTCTGGCATTTTTAATATCTAATAAAGTAAAACATACTTGTTTTAGTAATGTAATCTCGGCATAAGTATCCGCTTTATGTGTACCTTTGAAGTTGGCATATTGCCCTTCCAAGAATTCGATATCTTCTCTTGTTACATCTTTTCCCCAAAACGCCTGCACCTCTTGAGGGATAGGAATTTCTTTTGTATTAATTGTTTCTGGAGAAACATATATTGTTCCTATGTCTGCATAGGTATTATCTTCCTGAATGCTTTTATCCATTGATTTTTGTGTTGAAACAAGTTTTTGCTTATATATACCAAAAACCGCATTTACTGTTATCCCATTAGCCAGCATTGTTTCAATATGGGATTTAGTTGCAGAAACAGCTTCGTTTGAAAATTTTATATTCAAAGAGACACAGAGCTTGTGAATTGTTTTCTCAATACTTTGCGTCTCTGTGAATAAGTTATCATATAATTCTTGAATGCAAGATTTACATACAGATAGTTTTCCATTGGTATCAATAAAACCCAAATCTACAGAATCGTAAAAATCGCCTTTAGGTAACATTTTCGTACATTTCCTGCAATAGATTCTTTCTGTATTTTCGGTCATTTTAATACCTTTTATTTTTTAAATAGATTTTTAAATAGTTCTTCCAGCGGGCAGGGTCTTTTCATAGTGTGTCCGTCAATTTCAAC